ACACTGTTGGAATGTCTGCGGCACTGTTTGAGAAGGTCAGATAAATACCTGCCCCGATATTAAAAAGTGCGGCTAGAACGCCTAGAATGACCTTGACGTTCAAGGTGATCGGCTTATCCATTGCTACTGTGTAGTCCTTTCCCATGCTGACTGGTCATATGGCTTTGCCTGGTTTCCGTTTGGAACACTCGGTCGCTTGTAGAGCCGAATAACTGTCGTTGCTTTGACAATCAAAACAACTGCTACGATTGTCGCCAAAATTGCATAGACGACGTTTGAATCAAGATCGAGTGTCATAGAGATCCCCCGATAGTAGTCTGTTTTCACATTCCAGATGACGTTTCACTGTCCAGATTCCATCATCTGTAACTACGAACTGACGTCGGAATCTATCTCCTTTCTTCATCAGTTTGCCGCAGATATCACAAGGTAGAGCCTTGTGATATCTTTCAGCTCTTAGCACTACAGATTTCTCGAACTTGAGGTATGGTGCATCTTCGTACACTTTAGCAGCCGCCGGTTCTCTTCTTGTTGCGTGAACCAGGAGACTTGAAAGCCTTGGGATTGTCGATACCCTTCTTGTTACGTTCGAGAATCGCAGCATTGTGATGGATGCTGCGCTTCTCTGCGCCCCTAGCAATCTTCTTTCCAGATTTCACGTTCTGCTCCTTAGAACGGAAGGTCACCAGTAAACAACCACATGAACGTGCAGAATGCCCACTTGAACGGTGCAGCTAGATCGACGCACGAAACAAGTGCTGTTCCCTTTGTCATAATCCAACTCCCACAGTAGTGATTGCCCATCGTGGCGCAATCCCAACCGGGCATATCTTCTTCGATTCTCATTACACCTCCTTTACTTTGACGCATTCGTGATAGTCATATGCGTATTCGGATTCGACGGGATTGATCCACGAAGGATCGTGGAGAGCACGAACATCGTCTGTCTTTTCGATATCTTCGTTGCTGGACGTGTAGTAACAAAAACACTTGACCGTTAGTAGCTTTGGGCCAGTATTCCTTTCTGCGATATACCAATCGCCTTTCTTTGTCGGGCGACCATCTCCGTCTATCACGAAGTCGCATCCTTCGACAGTGATCGTTCCACCGTCTCTTAGGATCGCTTGTGCTTTCATGGTTCCTTTCTTGTTTTGTTTTCGCTGAGGCGTAGTTCCTCAGATGCTCCAGGCATAATTTTAATCGGGGCAATAAGTGCAAGCGGCCCCGTGCGCTTATTTTCTATTTTTTAAATAATTTGGCGAAGTCTTCCTAGCTTGTCTGCTTTGAACATCAAGGAAGCGGAGTGATGCTTCACTTTGTATTCCAAGATGTTCGGCCACTGCGTTTCATGCACACGAGCTTGATGCTCGCCCGTGGCAAGAAAACGCTTGATACGTCTCTTTGCCTTAGCTACCACATCCATGGTGGTATTCCCTCCCTTCTCATCGGATGATGCTTCTTGATGAACTTAGGTGCTGAGTTCTTGTAGACTTCGATTGTGAGTCTTGCTGCATTCAAGAACTCATAGTGATGGGAGAATGGTTGTAGTACGCAATCGTCTACGATTCTTCCACTCTCCCAGTACTTCGGACTAGCTTCGATCTTCAAAGCTAATCCTCGACTAAAGCTTAGTCGAGGAAAGACTTGAACTGCAACATTGTTGGTCATATCCCTGTAGGACATTAGCTTGAACGTTTGGATGCCTAGTCCTCTTGGGATACTTCCAGCAAACCCTGTATCAAACAAGAACAGTTCTTTGTCGATTGTCTTGGCTATCTCATGCACAGTCATTCTTGAACACTCTGGCATGAATATCGTAGGGTAATCTTCCCTTCTGGCGAGGATCTCGAACACAAATACATCTCGTCCAGGAAGCAAGATAGTTCTTCCTTCGGCAGACCTTTTAACTGCTCTCCACTGGTTCTTTATGATCGTTAATTCTTCCGACCTAAAGTATCCGAGTGGTTGCAAGTTGTCGAAGGGTTGACCTTCGCTGCTTATCTGTGGCAATACGAAGTTCTCTAGATGATCTTCAAGCCAAGACATCTTCACCTCCTTTCCTAGTTGTTAGTAGAGCATCCTAAATAAGGATGCTCCGTTAACTACTTTGAAAGACGTGCAACCTCTTTCGCGGAATTACCGCGACGATTCTTGATGATCGCGAGTTGCTGCTCATTCGTGCGTGATGCGTGCAATGATCCACGATGTGCAGCCTCAGCGCGCTTTTGATCCTTTGTCTTTGGCATATCTAATCACCTCCTTCCTTAAGGAATACAAAACCCCCCACAGAGGATAGACCGCAAATATATCCCCTGTGGGGGATCTTCTAGTCCCTGTCTGTTGCTACCTTCATGAACGAGAGCTTTTCACACTCCCATTCGATGATATCTTCTACGTGCTCCTCCACTACAACAGTTGAAGCAGGGACGAGCTTCTGACCTACAACCTTCGGAACACAAACGACCTTGCGATCCGCGTTGTAGGTAATTCTGATCCATGGCTCAGTCGAGATCATAACGATGATCCTGAAGTAATTGTCATCGTACTTCTTCTCGACTTCGTAACCACGCGATACAGCGTAATTTAGAGCAGTTGCGAGCTTCTTGACCGTCTCATCCTCATCGACGTAAGAATCGCCTTCTTCTGGGTACACCCAAACATTGCAGGTGATCCATGTATCGTTGCCAAGGTAAGGCAGTTCGTAACCAGTAGCTTCGTGAAGCTCGATGTGCCACTGGGCAACAGTCCGTTCCTTAGCAAAGTGCTCCTCAAGGCGACCTTGCATCTTCTGAACTTCGGTCAAGCTCGTTTCGGTATCGTTTATGATTGCTCCTTTCGGGTTGATAGTACAAAACCCCACAGGAGAAACCCGTGGGATCTTCTACTATCTAGTCTCTCGCTCTTTGGAGTACGGTAATCATCTTGATGTTGCGCTTAGGAACAAAAACTTCCTTGTTTGTCGAATCACCATGAGTGCCGATGATCCTGACATATTCTTCGTCTTGGGAACGATACTTTCCGAAGAGAGCGTACGGTGCAGCATCCTCTGAGTTAAAGAGGATTTCTACTTCGTCGTTGTATCTCAACCCCTGAGCCATATTACTTCACGTTCTTCTTGGTCGGCTTTGGTGCGGTGTTGTTCTTGTCGCAAGTGCAGACGCTGTAGTTCTTGGAATAACCGTCGGTGTACATCTTGTAGCACTTGACAGAGTGCCCGTTGCGGAACTCGTTTCTGCGACTTCTGATTCTCTGTGGAGTTGCCATGTTTCCTCTCTAGAAGGTGGGGTTGGTCAGGAAGGTTGCACCTTTCTTGTATCCACCGTGATCATCAATCACCTTTGCACGCCAGCAATCATTGCCGGTATATTTCTCGATCAACTCACACTTGTGGATCTTCCCGTCAAGCAACTTGTCATAAAACACCTGCCCCACATATGGGACATTTGACGAGAAGTAGTATCGTCCTTGCTGTACCTGCATTACATGCTCCAGTTCTCGAAAACTTCTGTCGGATCACCAACAATGCCGCTTTCGGTTTCGGCATTGTCGAACTTTGCATGGATGCACGAAGCGAACTCTTCAGCCTCAAGTTCACTAAAAAACACAAAGATTTCGCTTCTAACGCCAGGTAGCGGCTTGGCTAGTCTTACACACCACACTTTCGCTCCTTTCGGTAGTACAAAACCCCTACCATGTATTCGCGGTAGGGATTTTCTACTACCGATAAACGATCACGTAGTTGCCGCAGTTAAAGCAGATCGCTCCCTCCATCGTCAGCTCAAAAATGCGGTACGTCACGTTCAGTCCACCGCCGGTTGCGATAACTCCGTTGCGGTTCTTGTTGTTCAGCTTCGGGTACATGTTGGTTTACCCTCCTTTCTAAGTTCTCGGTATTTATCGTTCGCCGCGTCCCCCATTATACCAGGAGCGCCGCGTAGCGTTCCTTGATGATCGCGACTGTCAGGTTAGGGTTGTCACGGTTGCTCAAGGTCGGCTTTGATCCGTCAGGGTAGTTGGTGTCCGTTGCGATCATCGCACAAGTTGAACAAACGGTAGGAGTCTTGAGGTCGAAAGTCCACGTCGGGAAATTGCAGACTCCGCAGCGATCTAGGTGGAATTCGGAATTGTGGGTATTTGTCATGGTTTCACCTCCTTTCTATTTAACTATTTACTGGTAACTAGTGTGCCGACAGTGTTGATTTGGAATCGTGGTGGGCACACCACTTATCAGAAAACAGCTTAAACAGTGTTTTGCAGCGGGTGAACAGTGGGAGAGTTGTTCGGAAACTGTTAAGGATTAGGCCGAGGCTCACGAACACTTGTTCGCATCAGTTTTCAATACTTTAAGAAATATAGTGGAAAAAAGATGCCTCATATCACACACTACACACAAATAGTTATCAGATAAATAGTAGAGAAACGGCTTGGTTGAGCCGTTTTCAATTTACCCGGTTTTCGGGGCCGTGAAAAAGACCCCCCCTGTGGTGGTAAATGGATTGTAAGCATACAATTTCTTTACCACTCTTTTTATCAATAAATAGAAAACTTTAAAACCTATCCAAAACCATTTACCGGTAACTAAAAAGCTTTAAAAACTGGGGACTATGCGGAGTCCCCAGTTTTCTTAGAAAGTCGGGCGGAATTTGACGAACGCTGCGAACTGACGGTTAAGGATCGCAGCCTGTCGAACACGCTCCTTGAACAACAAATCCCGACCTGCACGGTGCAAAGCCAAACCGAACGGATTCTGCTTAAGTTCGGTATTGATCAGTAAACCATGCACTGCAATTCCACGATTGTCCATGCTCCCTCCTTTCACTATTCGATAGTACCGGCGAAAAGCTCTCCTGTGGGAAAGCTTTTCATCTGTACTACCAGTGATAAAGGTATTCGATACCCAGTTCCGAAAACGCGAGCGTATACAGGATGATCCAGTACCTCATGATGCCTCCTTGACATTGATTTCGATTGTGAACTCTTGGTTGCCAACCTTGAAACCGATTTGGCGCTGTTCTGTATTAAAGCAAGTGAAGATGATCGCCTTGCTGTCATTGAAGTTTTCCAACCTCGATGCCAGTTGACTTGCACAAAAATTAACGAGAAATTCGCTTTCCATTAATTTCACCGCCCTTTCATTCCATCAGAGTTACTCCACGATAGGGAGAAAACTTTTCTTCCCTATTGTTCAGTAACGATGGCCAGGCGACAGCCGGCGCGACCAGGCAACGCCGGCCGATGATGAACGGGGATGTTACTCCCCGTTCATCATTCGCCGCATAGCTTCCGCGCGTGTTAGCGGCCTATCGTGGTACACGCCCGCCAGGGCGCGTTGTTCGGGCGTGACCGTGCGCGTAACCGTATGTACGTCAAAGATCGCTACGTTACCGTCCGATCCGATGATGTCGTAAGTGATTACGCGCGTAGTCTCGCGCGGTTGCCGCTTAGTTACGGACACCCCGCGCTTACGCTTGCCTGCGCGATGCCCTGCGCTCACGCCTAGCTTGCGCGAACTAGGATCATCCGCGCTGTCTACTAGGACAGTCTTAGGTTCGCTCCGTTGCGCGACATTCCGCAACGTTAGGCGAGTCTTACTCTTTCGCATGTTCCCTCCCTCTCTAGGTTGCTAACGAGAGGGAGTCATGATGACTCCCTCCCTCCGCTACGCGCCCTTGCGCGTGACGTGGACAGCCATGTCCACGTTGTTCACGTCACCCTCCGGGACACCCTGCGCCGTGCTCATGGACTTATCAGTCCACGCCACGTTGCGGGTCTTTCCGATCCTCGCAAGGTGCGCCTTGATCGACGCCGTGCTGTCCGTCCCGCGCAGGATGACCAGACCCGCGAACGAGTCTGCCATCTTCGCGAGCTTCTCCACGTAATCGTCCGTCGCCTCCGTGCCGATGACGATGACGTCCTGCACCTTCGCGTCCGTGAACACGTTCGCCACGTCCGAACCGTACGTCAGACGGGACTTACCCGACTTCATAGTGAATCCCGACGCCTTGAGCATCTCTGCCAGCGTGACGGGGGTGCTCTCCGTGTTGTTCTCGGTGCTCATGCTTCCCTTTCGGTAGCGGAGGGATGCCCTATGCATCCCTCTCGTTAGCAACCCTCTCACGAGGGTTGTGTGGGTTGAATTCGCGTCCGGGCGCCCTCGCCACTACTTCGCTGTCTCACGTTCCCCCGCTTGCCTCCCTCTCGGTTGACTCGCATCACTCGGTAGCTGTTCACGCTTCCCTACGTTGCGTAGGTACTCCGCGTCCGGGTGTTAGCCGTTTCCGCTGTCCGGTGATGCGTCCGATAGGTACCTAGGCGAGTACTCCGCTTAGCGTGCCGTCGTCCGCTTCCCTTGTGCCTAGTGCGTTGCAAGCGCACTAGGTGTCTACGTCATGTGCCGTCTAGGCATTCCCTCCCCCGCGCTGTTCGCGCTGTCCGTTCGTGGTCATCGCCGGTAGTCAATCACACGCCCCGACCCCCCGTCAGACCCTGCCAGGGTGCTCGCGTATGCGCGGGGGCGCGGCGCACCCCTGAGTACCCCCTGGGAGCCCATGTAAGCCACGCTAACGTCATGCACCCCCTAGACCGTACAAAACTACCCCCCGGCCATCGGCGAGCTTAGAGAGGCTAAGGATGCTTCGACGGGGGTATCGGCCGGCAGCACTGTAAGAAAATATTAACAGACATTTAAATCTATACTTTAAACCAAATATCGAGCCTGATCACCCTATATAATCCCGAAACGAAAGGAGGCCCCATGCCTGAAGAAAAGAAAGACGAGTTCGAGAGTTTCATTAACAAAGTCGGAGGCTACGAAGAAGCTATCCGACAAGAACATGAAGTCATCGAATCAGACAACACTCCAGATACCGTAAGGAAATTAATCGAAACAAAGATCGCACGAGCATTACCAGGCTTTGTAGACGATCTAATCCTGATTGCTCGGACAGGCGATAGTGATACTGCACGATTGAAAGCGATCTCTTTCGCATTTAACTGGTATTTCAAGGAATCTACCAGTGCAGATGATCCATTCTCCAAGTTACTAACCGAACTTACTGAACCCAAAAACCAAGACGAAAACCCCCACTTAAGAGACAGCACTCCATGAACAATGAATACAAGGCACTTACGTACGTTAACTTGCCGTTCTTGGATATCAAGAAAGCACCAGGAGACATCATTACCGATGAGGAACTTACCCAGGGTGGTCAGACAGAAGATGACGTCCAGGCTCTTTTAACACAAGGTGCTATCTCACTGGACCTAAATGCACCACTAGACATTGACCCTCTACCTACTACACCCGCAACTAGCGATAGGAACGTACTAGGTTTTGATGAAGGGAAGGGTGTAACAGAATGAAAACCCTTATTGAAGCTCTCAATGAGGACGTACTTTGGACCTGTGAGAAATGGTCCGAAGAGGCATGTGAGTTTGTACGTGCAAAGACCCACCTCCCTAAGAACACTCCTGTGGGGAGTTCTTTACTCCGGGAGGTTGCAGGTAAGCCTGACCTTAGTATTGACCATGTACATGGGAACTTGCTCCTAAACGAAGGTATCCAGAGGCTTGAGGACCTCCTAATCGCAGCCGGCGGTGTTGCATACAATAACGCTAATAGTTACATTGGCGTTGGTGATTCGAGCACTGCCGAAGCTGCTAGCCAGACTGACCTACAGGCAAGTACAAACAAGTTCTATAAAGCCATGAACGCAACGTTCCCGAGCCGAAGTTCGCAGACGGTAAGTTGGCAAAGCGATTTTACAACAAGCGAAGCTAATTACGCTTGGAATGAGTGGACAATTAGTGCAGGAGCTACCAGTGCCTCGGGAGCAGGTTTTACCGTAGGCACTACTAACCTAAACCGGAAAGTCGCAACCCTAGGAACGAAAGCTACCGGAACATGGACGTTAACTGGGTCCGTGACCCTGTCGTGAATGTAGAATACTAAAGGGAGATGTGACAAGTTACGATTTCCTAAAAGGAAATAAACCTGCGACCTGCATGATCGCAGTACCTACCCGTGGTAGTATTAGGTGGGAAACTGTTAAACGACTAAATGAAATAACCCGGAATAACCCAGACCTACCGCCAATATTGTACCAAGCAGGTAACCTTAACGTTGCACTTACAAGGAACAGGATAGTTGAGCAATTTATGGCTACAGACTGCCAAACGTTGATTATGGTAGATGACGATATTGTCCCACCGCCACATTTGCTTGAAACATTACCTAACTATATACCCGAATACGCAATAGTTGCAATCCCGCATCCGATGCCGCATCCGATAAATTCAGAGCAGCTAATATTGACTGCCTACAAAGATGGCAAACCGTGTGACCTGACTGAAGGTATTAACGAAGTAGATACGGTAGCTACTGGATGCTGCGCGATAGGTAGAGAGGTATTTGACACCCTAAGATTTAGAATGCAAGATACAGGAAGCATGAGCGATGACTTCTTGTTCTGTGAGGACCTACGAAAAGCCGGTTATAAAGTTGGAGCATGGTGGGATGGTTGGTTCTGCGACCACATAACTACAGTTAGTTTAGCACCGCTGTTTGAAGGGAGGCAGGTGGTAGTAATGACTGGTGACAACAATGGCACTTGACCCTATCCCTGTGGGGGTTTTGCCTTTCCAGGTTGGCGAAAAGGTAGCCTTCATTGAGGATCACCCAGTCCATCCTAAGATGTATGGTATCGTAACGGAAACCGGAATTGAGGATGGCGTATTTAAGTTCTGGGTAAATGTTCAAGATCCAGAGACAAGGTTAGTCGAAGATCCGCCAGTAACATACCTGGCGACGATGGAGGAAATCCAATGATCGACTTGGAAGATCAGGTAATTACGGGCCGGCGGTGGCGTAGTATCCTTGACGAATTAATTGACCATGAACGCACCATGAGGAATGCTACATTGGGCCCTTGGGAACGTTGGAAATACCTCGAAAAGTTGCCGGAGAGAACCAAGCGATTGATCCTAAAGGGACAGCAAAACCCTGAACTTGTAATGTTGAACGGACTTGTTGCACCCGAAGGCCAGCCTAGCGGACCACCTACATCGTTCACGGCAGTTAATACTACCAATGTAGAAACTAACCTGTGGGTGCCTGCAATTTGGACACCTATTCCTGCAAACAGCATGACTAGTGGTAAGTTGTACCAGGGTAATGCAGGCGGTGTTTTAGGAACCTCGTCTGCCGCACCGACAGCAACATGGACGCCTCGCTGTGGGCAGAGTGTAACACCTAGCTCGAATATTACTTTGGGTGCAACTACCGGTACAACCATGATTGCATCATTGTCGGCTGTGCCATGGACATGGCAATTCACTTTGAATATCAGAAATATTGGACTTGCTGCATCAGGTGCAACAGGTACAGGGAACGGTTACATCGTTATCGGTGGATTAACTACAGCAGCTGGGATCGTTCAGTCGATGGGAGGTACAGTAGCTACCACCATTGACAGTACAGCAGCAACGGGTTTGATCTTATCAAATACATGGGGTACTAACGCAGCAACAAATACAGTAACATGTCAGTGGACGGCTCCTGTACTCTCCTTGAACTAATACCATGCCACCGCTAGGTATCTCTAATGTAGCAAGGTTCCCGACAACCAAGGTTTTAGCTTGGTCGAGATTGCGCGGCCCTATCGCATCTGTGGGGACTGGTGTTTGTAAATACGCAGACACGTTCGGCCCTGCAACACCAAATGGCGTAAGAGGTTATATAGGCCCACCAGCAGATGCGTTACAGCAACCGACGAATTGGTATGTAAGAGTAGGAGGATCGAATAACAACGGTGGCTCGTCAGCCTCTCTTACACCTGAACGCTCCGGGACTGATGGTGATGCTTCTTTTGCAGGACGGTTTACGTCAGCAACAGCGGGGTTTACGTCTGCTGATGTAGGAAAAGGCTTGTGCCTTCGTACAGGTGCTAACGCATGGCGTGTCAAAGTCACCGGCTTGATTTCTTCGACAACGGTGACTATCAACGCAAATAACCAGCCGTTTGGAACCGGACTAACATGGGCGTTAGGAGGTGCTTGGGCTGACCTCCGTGCTGTAGTAGGGGACACAGCCGTCACCGCCAGCGCGCAAGGTGCAGTTTTATCGGGAGATACCGTCTTTATCGGCGCAGGAACGTATAGGGCTGTGAATGTCGTGACACCATCTACCGGACAAGGGATGTTCACCCCCGCCTTTAACGGTGTCGTAAACATCGTCGGTGACGTAACAGGTCAGTACACAGGCGACGCAGGCATGGTTCAATTAACTGCATACACAACTAATGACAGGACTGCACCTTCGGCAACAACACTGTTGAACCTGAATGGTAAGTCGAACCTGGCGTTCTCGAACATCATGTTCGTTGGCAATAATAGCAATTTCATTGTGACTGCAAATACAGCAACGAGCCAAAACATCTCGTTTTATGATTGCGCGTTCCTAATGCCAGGCCCCATTGGTGGCGTTCGCGGTTGTATAACCGCTGTATCGGCATACGGTGTTCCATTGAACTTGGTAGCAGATAGATGTGTATTCGTTGGTGGTGGAACCTCTAATGGATGGGCAGTAACCCTTTCTCTTACTACGGGCGTTGGCTCCGATTACGATAGCTGTGTTTTTGTAAGAAATTGTAATGCACTCTTTTTTGGTGGTTCTTCTGCTAACGCATTCACTGTCGGCGCTGTTGGAACGGCGGCAAACAGAGGTAATGGGTTGCGGATAATGAACTGTTTTATTCTAGGTAATGGTGGACTGAACGTAGTGTCGGCTAACAACAGCACTATCTTTCCTTCACAGATTGTCAACTGTTTTATTATGGCTGGAGGAGGAAATGCACTTACGGCAGTAACACTGGGACAAATCATCGAAGACTACAACCTTATTGTTTCCGGTGCCCCACGTACGAATGTCAATACGGGCGCTCATTCCATTAGTGATGGTTCATATGCACCACTGTTCCATTTTGGTCAGGAACGCATCTGGGGTGGACTATTACGTCCGTTTGGTGAACCGATGGCCGGAAGCCCGCTGCTAGGCTTCGGTAGTGATGGTAGACAAACTGCATATGACTTGTATAATCGACCTCGGCCCGCAGGTGGTGGATCATTACCATACCCAGCCGTAGGTGCATTAGAGCGTGGCAATACACCTACCCAAGCAACCTCTCCAGCTCCTCCTGTGGGAACATATGACTGGCAATTTACAGGCCCAGGATATCAGGAATTCTTACTCCCTGTAGATACAACCGCAACCGTTATCTCTATCAAGGTACAACGTGATAGTGCATACTCAGCTCCCTCTCGGAGGGGTTTACCCGCCATGCAGATTCTTGCTAATGGACGATTAGGAATTCCTGCACAAACTATTGTAGATACTGGTGCATCAGGTACATGGAATACATTAACTGCTGCATCCTTTACACCAACTGCTACAGGTTGGGTTACAGTGCGTATTGCGTCATATGATGGGACTGGAGTAAGTGTCGTATCCTTTGCTAACTTGAGTGTGACTTGAGCGTTACTTACCCATTCGGTTACGACAGTATCGCATCGGATACTATCCACGACAATGCGGATGGTGCGGTCGTTGTCGCTGGCCCAATTACAACTGGCCCAATAGGTCCAACTTTAGGATCAGGTTGGGCATACCTAGATTCTGTAGCTGGCAGTGGAACCCGTTCTCAAAAAGTAAGACTTATAATTTTTAAGTCTAGCGGTGCTTCTGGCGGTGCACCAATTATGGGAACTACTGTAGTTGGTGTAACTGACGAGATTACTGTTGATCAGTCTAGCGCAGCCGGTTGGTATGAATTCCCATCATGGACAAATTTTGGTGGTCCTCCTACTCTTGATCCTAATTCTTCATATTCAATCGGTGTGTGGTGGGGAACTCAAGTCAACTCAGGTAGATTCAGAATTCCTGGAGATGGTAACACTAATATACATATTGGTGTCTATTCCCAACAATATAACCTTTCTGCTACATATTCATCTACTGGAAATCCTACAATCTCAGGATGGACAAATGGCCCAGAATTAGTTCGATATTCACTTTACTTTGAATCTGACCAGCCCCTAATTTTCGGTAACTCCGATCATCACAATTCTGATTTCACTGAGCATTATCCAGGCGATTTGGCTATTATTTCTGGTTGGCAGACAACCAATCAAGGTGGAGTTCTAGAATCTGGTTGGTTCTATGTAGATCACTATGACGAAGTGGGTACCAATCAAAAGATGCGTCTTTTCATCTTTGACGCTGACCCTTCGACTGACGATGCTCTTACCACATTAATTGGTGTAACCGATGAAGTAGCTATTGATTCCACAATGAATGGAACATGGGTCCAATTTCCTAACTGGACAAATTTTGGGGGTCCTCCGACACTCTTAGCAAATCATACTTATTGGATTGGTGCATGGTGGGGAACTAAATCTGGCATTGGTGAAATTTTTGCTAGGGGTCAAACATATGCTCCACATTACATCAAAGGTGCAGCTGGGATTACTTATTCACCTACTGCAAATCCGGTTGTAGGCAGTTGGGGTGATGGTTCTGCTTATCGTAAATATAGCCTTTACTTTGATTATCCTGTTACAGTAGAAATTAGTAATAATGTTAACGATTCTTATTATTTCCAACTCGGTGAAGCATTTCCAGGAGCAGAAGGCAAACAGTACAATCAAAATGCTGATGTATTCCAGGCAGGTGAAACACTAGGACCATTAGTCTTTGTACGCTCTGCTGCTGCAACACTAGTAAATGATACAGATACAGGAACAGATAGTGAGACTTCCGTACTTACAGCAGCGGTTACGGTCACTGATACGGGAACAGATACAGAAGCTGCAACAGAAACAGCAACCTATACAGTTACAGATACAGGTACAGGTAGTGAAACAGAACTAGTCACGGTTCCTGTTTCTGCGACAGATACAGGTACAGATACCGAAGCAAGCACACTTACTGCACAAATTACAGATACCGATACAGGAACAGGTGCGGATACATCATCACTAACTACAGGTGGAATTCCAGTCTCAGATACAGACACTGGAACAGATACTGAGGCGGAAACACTAGCAGCAGCTCTTACTAATGTCGATACCAATACGACAACTGATACATCTACACAATCGGCTACATATTCTCAGAGTGACACGGGTACAAGCACAGAAGATGGTACGATCACATTCTCTACAGTAGACACAGGAACAGATACAGAAACATTTGATCTTCACGCTTATATCACTGATAGTGATTCCTCAACAACTGACGAGAGTGGAGTCAAGTACGTTTTCCAGGAAGAGTCTGCGACAGCATCCGAAACTGCAATCCTTACAGTACAGATCACTTACACAGATACTACTACATCAACCGAAGTCGCAACATCAAGCGCTGTTATTAGTACCGCTGACGTAAATGTTGTCTCTGAAACAACTGATCTTCTCGCGATCCTCAGTACACTTGACTCTGGTACAGGAATTGATCAGTTCGCTAACATCGCATTTACTGTAGAGGACTTCGCAACTGATGACGAGGTTGCTTACACTACGAACAACCCAACAGTCTCCGACTTTGCTGTGGGTACTGACGACTTCGATCTTCACGCATATTACATTGAACTTGACACAGGAATTGGAGTTGATACTTATCGCAGAAGAACTACAGTCACCATCGAAGTTCTTGCAGTACATGCTTATAAACATTGGTCATATACAGTCGTAGTAGAGAACTACGGCATCGGTGTCTATAAGCATGTATCTGCAACGAGAACAAAACGTCACTACACCTATAAGGTGTTTAAACACGTGACGGACAAAGAAAGGCAGATGATGGTCACGTGAGTCAAATTCTGAAGTTCAACATGGGTACGAGTGAATACCTTGTCATAGATGTTACTGAGACGCTTGGCGAGGTAACAGAACTTGCTGATGCGACCTTTGATATCTATGATTCTCAGTATGAAGGAAAAGTAGTTGATGCGTCAGATGACGTAATCGTAGATGGCATGAGAGTAAAGTGTTTAATCGAGCCTGTGGAGGATTGGGGCGGGCGTAACGATTATGAGCTTTACGTTACGTTGACAGGACTTCCCACAGCGGAGGCTCCGAGATTGGGTCCTATCCGCTTCACTGTGGAGGGATATGCATGAGTGGTGTCGAACCTGCAAAGAAACCAGTACCACCTGCTAAGACATATGATGACTATATGGCTAGTATTAGATGGGAACTTTCAATTCCGAGTAACCTACAGAACTCAGGTGCGCAACTTACAACAATCCTAAATCCTATCCTCGATGCAATGGATAACTATATGCACGAATATTGTACGTGTAAGGATCATTGATGAGCCGTAGACAATCAGCAATCAATCGTGATGCGCTCCCTATCCGCTTTACTGTGGAGGGATATGCATGAGTCCTCAAGATGAAATTAAAGTCAATGTTAATGTAATGAACATAGATTTAATGAGAAAATTCATTGGACGTGTTGAAGATTTTATCCGGGATTATGCATGGCATACTCGGGATTGTACAGCAATTGATCTAGATGGAGAATGGCACAAAGGAAATCCACCTTGTACTTGTGGATATGATGATGCACGAGAAAAGTTGTTCCCAAAATGAGCCGTAGACAATCAGCAATCAATCGTGATGCGCTCTGGAAGAAGATCGGCTATAGCCCACATGGTCCAGAACAACAACAATTCCACGATAGTAATGCTAGGTTCCGCGCTGCTGTCTGTGGGAGACGTTTTGGAAAAAGTACGATGGCAGCTGTAGACCTTATCGAGGATTGTTTCATCCCGGATTCGTACTACTGGATCTGCGGACCAACATACAAACTAGCGGAGAAGGAGTTCCGCATTGTTTATAATGCCTTTCATGATCGCCGAAAGCTTAATATGCATGATAAGATCAGATCGTCCAACAACGTTAAGCAAGGCGACATGCGAATTACGTTTCCATGGAATACTGTGGTCGAATGTGTTAGTGCCACGAATCCCGACTCCCTCCTGGGCGAAGGATTGGATGGAGTTATAATGTCAGAGGCGGCTGAACATACTCTTGAAATTTGGGAGAGTAGAGTTGAGCCGGCGTTGTCCGATAAACTCGGATGGGCTACATTCCCTACTACGCCTAAGGGATTCAACTGGATTCATGCTATGTGGCAGTTTGGTCAAATGCCTGACATGCCTGACTACGCATCATGGCAGTATCCTACATGGTTGAATAGCGCACGGTTTCCTGGTGGATTCAACGAAGAGTGTTTGCATATTCAAGGAGTTTGTACTTGCAATCCAGAACTCGTACGAATTTCTCGTATCGTTAGTGTGTCATACTGGGGACAGCAGTATGCGGCCAAGTTCACCAACATTGCGGGTTCTATCTATGAAGAGTTCGATGAGCGTATTCACGTCAAGGACATATCGTATAACCCAGCTTGGAGAACATTTTGGGTATTTGACCATGGGTTTACGGCTCCATTCGTCTGTCTGGATATCATGGTCGATCCGGATGACAATGTCTATGTATGGAGGGAATATCAAGTTAAGTACCTGTCATCTTGGGAGCACGCTCACATTCTACTCCAACGGGAAAATCCGCAAGGTTGGCATTTGGACGGTATGTTCGCTGATCCCGCGGGAGCAGATTCAATTGCGAATCTATCGTTGGTATTAGGACAGATTTTTGCGGAGCCTGTACCTTGGGAACATGGAATCGAAGCTGTCAAGCGTGGACTCAAGATACAGCCGGATGGTCTACCCAAACTTTACATCGACAGAAGCTGTGTAGAGTTAATCAGGCAGATGCAGGCGCTAAGACGCAAGCCTGAAGCAGAGGGCAAGAACCCCAAAGAAGGTCAAGTAGACTACGATGACCACGGACCCGATGCTTTACGTTACTTCTATAGTCAATATTTCATCTTGGGTGCTGGATCGAGCCTGAGTGACCTGTATAGTCCTAACGATCACTCAGAAAGTCGTAACTACTTTACTACAAAGACACAAATGGTTCTTGATACTAAGGTTGGTTACGATTGAGCGAAACAACTTACGTTTCTAGAGGCGCAGAAGAAGTACCTCCAGAATTCACAAACGAGCTTGGCTCAGCCTTGTCTCTACAACTTAGAGACATGATACCTACGCTTGCAAACAGACCTCAAGCATTGCGTCAATACGATTACATGAACCGTACTGATGCCGTAGTTAGCGTAAGTTTAAGAGCAGGAAAGACACCGATCCAAAGTGCAGATTTCTACATTGACCCAATCGGAGAAGATCAACAAGCTGAGGATATCGCAGACTTTGTACATTTCAATCTCTTCGAGAACCTCACTTCACCTTGGCAGTATGTGCTCTCAAGGGTGCTTAAGATGTACCAGCACGGTTCTGCGGTCATCGAACCAGTTTATACTACTGGTTTATGGTCGCCACATCGCAGCATGGCTAATCGTAAACGATACAATCTCTTGAAGAAACTTGCTTATAGACCTGGGCCGACAATTGACAGAATTGAATATGATGACAATGGCGGACCCATGGAAATCTACCAGAATGCACTTCGTGGAGACGGTAAGAGTGAGGAAGTCATCATTCCAATTGAAAAGGCAATCATTTTCTCTATTGGAGATTCAGACGATTATCTTGGGGAGTCACTACTACGAACCGCCTATCCGCATTGGTACTATAAGACACACCTTTATAAAGTAGACGCAATCCAAAAAGAACGTCACGGTATTGGCGTCCCTGTGGGTAAGCTTCCTCCAGGTTTCCGTGCGACTGATAAAGACGCCATGAACGAACTCTTAAGTAACCTTAGAACTAATGAGCGCAGCTTCATTACGCTGCCGCCAGGTTATGAAATCGAGTTCGCAGAAATTCATACCAACTTAGTCGATGTACTAGGTTCAGCGAATCATCATGATATTCTCATTATGTTGAACGTGTTTGCAGAATTCATGATGCTAGGTTTAGAGACTTCCGGTGGTGGACGCGCCACGTCAGGAAGTCAGACCGACTTGTTCTATAAGTCGGTCTGGTATATTGCAGAGGCAGTAGCAGACTACTTCAACATGTTCTTGATCCCGAAGTTGGTACTCTTCAATTTTGAGACAGATGTACTGCCTCAGATGAAGGTTAGGAATATTGGTCAAGCGCGCGATATGCAGCAAGGAGCCGCAGCACTAGCCAATTTGTTCCATAACAATATCTTGACACCGGATATCGAGACAGAGCAGTACATCAGAAAGCTCTTCGATATTCCACTCAAGAAAAGCAAGGTGCAGACTCCCATCACCACAGGAAGCCCTCCTTTCTCTGGTGATGGGGGTTCTGCACCTACAGCGGATATTTCCGCTAATGGTGGTCAAGGGAACGTCACGAAAGGACCTACACAGGCATAATGCCATACGTAGTCAGAAAAACTTCTTCTTGTCCAACTTCCAAACCCTACGGATTGTTCAATAAGAACAGCGGTGAACTACGTGGTCGCTGTCACGCATCACGAGCTAAAGCATTAGCGCAAATGCGTGCTCTATACGCAGCGGAGAGTGGTTCAATGAATAGTGAAGTCGCAGTTGTGAATTTCGTTAAGTCATTCAGTCATGAGTGGCTTGATGGGAATAGGAAGTGGGTGAAGGTTTACCCATTTAGCAGTTGGAGTCATCCGATCTTTTCTGATACTTCCATTGATGAAGAGACAGCTCAGGCACTCAAGGAGAGCTTTGATGCCAAGTATTACGGCGAACAGGATTACGTCGTTTCGTATGATCATGGACTTGATCCTGCTAAGGGTGGTAAAGCTGCCGGATGGTACGAACAAGTGGAAGTACGTGACGATGGCTTTTGGGGGCTTATTCGTTTCACCGATGAAGCCAGGAAAGAAATCGACGCTGAAGAATGGCGATACTTCTCAGGTGAACATTTTGATGAATATGAAAACCCTCATACGGGAGAGACACATAATCTCGTATTCAGTGGCGGAGCACTTACGAACAAACCATACGTTAAAGAAGGCATGATCCCACTCAATTTCTCAGATGTGTATGTAGAAAGGGGTAAATCAAACAGCGAGGTCGATATGGATGATGTTGTAGTTGATGAACACGTGCCTAATGAGCACGCTGATCCTGGTCAGCCACAGGACCCGCCGCTTGAAGGTGCGAATACTGACGATTCGGAAGGATCGCGTGTGGATACTCCTCCGTTTGTCGAAAAGGATGGGCCGAGTGACGAGATTGATGGTAAGCTTCGGCATGTTCTTGGACTAGATCCCGACGCTGACATCATTAAAGCTGTCGAAAACATCATGGAGGAAGTTGCTCCATTGCGTGCGGCAGCTAAGGAACACAGTGAGCGCAAGTCGTTTGCTGAGCTTTATCCTCGTGAATTTGCTGAACTTGAAGAGGGCCGGCGTGAACGTAGGGACAGTCGCGCTAAGGCTTTCTCTGAGCAGTTCAGTCATATTCATGATGCAGATGGAAAGCCCACGAAGAAGGGTTTTCCTTCTGTCGTAATTCATAAGCTCGAAGAGGTACACAAGAAGTTCAGTGACGGTAATGCTAACGTCAATGATCTTTCTGAAGTCATCGAGCTTATCGGCAAGACTGGCTTCGTGGACTATACAGAAGCAGGTTCATCTCGTACAGATAACTATGAAGATCCTACTCCTAAGAATCCTGCCAAGGCTTTCGCAGATAAGGTTCTTGAGATCCAGGAACAGGATGGTGTCGATTACGCAACTGCAACTTCTCTTGCCGCATCTAGGCATCCTGACATGTTCGAGAACTATCAAGCCTCTCTTCCTGGGAGGGTTAGGTAATGGCGACTGGTAACTTCATCCTTGATAAGGGTTATGCTCCTGCTGTAGCCCTTACCAAGTTTCGTGCAGTAAAGTTCTCTGCGGAAGAGACTGTCACTCCTGTTACCGCAAAGACAGATGTGGTAGCAGGTGTTGTGCAGTTCGATGTAGCGACTGGTGAGATCACCAAGGGAAAGCTCGCTAGTGTGAGAGTAGAGGGTGCTTCTGAAATGGAAGCGTCCGGAACTTGCACTGTGGGTGCTCTTTGTGGTCTTACGGCCAATGGTACTGTCCACGATGCTGTAACAGGGGATCGTGTGATCGGCACCTTTAGGCAAGGTGCAGCTTCGGGTGCATTTGCAAGTGTTCAGTTAGGTCTACCCGGCAACATCATCTAAAGGGGAGCGTAAATGTACGATCCATCGACTCTTTACGTTGACCCCTATTTGACTAACTTCGCAACAGGGTATCGTGCTCCTGCATACTACGGCGATATTCTTGCACCAGAGACTCGAACTAATGTGAAGTCTGGTAAGTACCGTGTGTTCGATAGGTCCAATCGCCTCATCTTTCCGGATCTTCGTGCTCCTGGTACTGTTGCGAACGAAGTGAGGGGTAGGAAGTGGTCGGAAGATACGTTCAGCACTAAGCAGCATTCTCTTCAGACTCCGGTAACTGATGAAGAGCGGAGAGAGTATGCAAGTGCTGGTGGTCTGTCGAATCCGGCATTTGGTGGTGGACTCAACATCAACGTGGAAACTGATGCTGTTGCAGTTGTTGTTGGTTCCCTACAGCGCAAACATGAGAAGCTAGTAGCCGACACTGCACGCAACACTTCAACTTACCCTGTGGGTAACACGGTCACGCTTGCTGGCGCTCAGCAATGGGATGATTACACTGGTGGTACTTCTTCTACTTCCGATCCTGTTTCCGTTATCATGACTGGTATTCGTAAGATCAATGGTCTTATTGGATTCCCTCCGAACACGATGCTTCTTCCTTCCCAAGGAGTAAGCTACATCGAAAACCATCCTCGTATCGTTCAGCGATTTTCCAACTTTGCACTTAGTCAGCCTGATGCATTCCGTATTCTTACAGGATTCCAGGGTACAATCTATGAGATTGGCGTTGGGGACGATATCTACAACACGGCAGGTAGCATTGACGAAACTTATTCTGCTGGATCATTCTGGGGCAAGGACGTAATCCTAGCATACGTTGACAATGCTGATGGCATGGACGTGCAGACCTTCATGAAGACTTTTGTTTATCCACAGCTTGGTGGAGAACTTAAGCCTATCGACAGGTGGCGTGAGGAAGCTCGTAAGTCGGACCTGTTCCGTCAGACATGGGAATACGATATCAAGGTCGTAAACTCTAGTGCAGGATATCTCATCAAGACCGCTTGGTCATCGAGCGCGTTCTAGGAGGAATAATGGCCAATACAATGTATGCATGGTCCAGAATCCTCTACGGAGTCGAGAAGGATGACGAAGGGAACGTTCTTGGACCTAAGGCTATCGAGATTGGCGATTCAGTTTCACAGTCTGATCTCGATATGAGTGATGAGGACTGGCAGAATCTCGTAGATCAACAGGTTGTCAGAGATGTAGAGATGCCTGATTACCTAAAGGACCCGTTTCGCAGCCCACGTCAGATCATGCAGGATCGTCTTACTGAAGCACAGGAGGGTTTTGATCGTTCCGGACCTACTGCCGACCTTCTTCGTAGATTCGATGATGAAGGAGAGGTTGTCCAACCCGAGGAAATCAATCCTGAAACAGGCAAGACAACTCCTGCACCGCAAGCACCGCCTCCTGCATCTCAGTAAATAATGGCACTAGCGACAATCGACGACGCAAACGTTCATTTGCCTACCGATAAGGTGGTTGTAGACACGGCTGAATTCGATGAAACACAATTGGACGCCGAGAGAATTGTGCGTGGTTATCTTGCTAATTATTATCCTGCTTCTACGCTTGCTCTATGGACCAACCCTGATGCCACACCTGGGTTAATCAGATCAATCACTGGACGACTCATTGCTGCATTCGTATATCGTAAACGATACAGCGAAGATTCCTTAGATGATCCTATGTATGCACAGAACAAGTACAACGAGGCTATTGGTCTGTTGCAGGGTATTCAAGATAGCACGATTGTAGTTGAGGGTGTTGAAGAGCCTACTACTGATCGTCTTACGTCAGATGATTTCTGGCCTAACAATACGACTATTCCAGAACCCTTCTTCAAGATGGATCAAAATTTCTGATGGAACTGGTTTCGACTTATCAGTCCTTCAACGTTCCTGCTTCATTTATTGGGAGTATTGAATTCCGTTGGGGACCTCATGAAGATGAACCTATGATTGTCGGAGCCATGTTCGACTATATGTCACAAGGACTTACGGAAATTGAGCTTCCATTGCTTGTGTCAAAAGAAATCATGATAGAGGACGTGCGTGACAGGTTCAACCGACAAGTTGATGTTGACGAAGTGCCTTGGCAGAATCTTTCAAAGAAGTATGGTACATGGAAACAGTTCCATGCTCCTGGACAAAAGATAATGCAACTTACGGTTGATTCGCCACGTGTTACAAGGAACAATGAATTACTTAACGCTTTAACTAGTCGAAGTACTTATCAGATTTTTGGTAATCAATTGTTTGTTGACACTGATCAGTTACCTGTTTACTGGCGCGTTCATGATCGGGGAGGAACGGTAGGAAGGGGTGCAACAATGCCTCAGCGTTCTTTCTTGGGGATGAGCGAAAAAGCAAAAATTGCTACCGTTGATGTATTCGACGATTGGGTAGATCGAAACCTACAAATTGTTAGACCTGGCAAATCTGGGATTCCTATGTTTCGTGGTGCTTTCGGTCGAATTGGTGGTCCAGCGGCAACTATGTCTCATATCCCACGGAAAGCTCCTGTATTCCAAACTGAGAACATTGCTAGTCTGATGTCAAGAAATAGAGGCTTGGTCGGATAATGGCTACTTTCCTCGATGAAACAATTACTGAACCACAGCAGGCTGCACAGTGGATCTATGACAAGATCGCGGAGAAGAAAGATGAATTCGGAATTAACTTCCTTGGTTTAAATGAACGTCTTAAGCCACAGTATCCTGCGGTTGTTGTTCTTGCAGGTGCGAAACAGAAGGCATTACATCAAACTCACATCTTCATTGTGGGTATCGAAGTAGTTATTCTTGTTTACCATGCAAAGCTTGATGTTACACATACGGAGAGAACAGAAGAGGATCTTGATCTTGTCACGCAGATTGAGAATTGGCTTGAAACTGGTGACATGACCATGGATGACAGCGTAGTGTTCATGTATGTTGCTTCAACCACACCTACCATTGAACGAGGAACAAGATATGTCAACGATTCAGTGGTTGGCACACAGATGGTTGTTGCCATCGAATCTCGGAAGGGATTTCCTTATGGAATCTCGTGAAGCTAGTGGATTGCCTTCCCATAAGGAAGGGGTATAGTATGGCCTTGACGGTTAAGGTAAATCTGGAAGGGTATCCACAGGGTAAAGCCTTGGGTATCATCGGTATCGGCGCGGTTCGTAATGGTGAATCAGTAGAGGTGGATGAAGCCGGCGAGGCTGCATTCTTTTCTGCCAATAACAACACGATCGAGAATGTGCTAAAGGATCAGGAAGGAATGGAAGTATCTGGATCAGGTACTTTTCAGACTCCTGAGGGTTGGGAACCTCCTGCTCCACCTGAGGATGTTGTTGTTCCTCCTGGCGAGGCAAAGGGTACAGGTGCTCAGCCTGCATCTACTCAGAGTGGACTTCCACAAGAAACTTCTGAGCCATCTACTGAAGGTGGTGCATAATGCCGGCAGGCTTGGGAGGTGGTGGTTGGTTAGCCATCAAGCATGAAACTACAATGGGAACTTATCTTCCTCCTACTACGAGTGGAACGGTTTGGGTTCCCATTCTGGACGAGTCTTTTGTTTATACCGAAGATAAGTATTTCTCTCCTCAAATCCGTCAGCAGACTATCGTCTCCGATGTAGAGCAGAGCTTCTATCACATCGAAGGTGATATCCACATGGAAGTAGATCCCAGCTTCATTCCTTATTTCCTGTATTGTTCACGTCATACCATTACGAAGGATGCCGTAACTTATACTCCGAACATCTCATATAAATTCGCTCCTAGTTCCGCAGGTTCGGCGTCAACAGCCGCGGGTGCATCTACTCCTAAGACAGCTAGTATTACCATTGTTCGTAATGGAGTTGGTTTCGGTTATGCTGGCTGTGTCATGGGTGGTTTTGAGTTCACCATCGACAATGGTGTTCTTCTCTGCACCATGAACGGATTTGGTCTTAGTGAAGAGACTCCCGCTGGACTTGGTACTCCTGCATGGATTACTCCCGATCTGTTTGGTGCATCTGCTCATACCGTTTACGTTGATACTGCTGGAACTGCACCTGCATTCGCCACTCCTGATCTTAACTTCAACGGCTTCACGTTCAATGCGAACTACAATGCAAGTGCTGAGAACCGCCTTACACCTGATCGTGCAGCTACATATATTGCGTTCCATGAGACTGAGGCGACTTATAGTACGGAACTTGACTTCATCAACAAGACCGAGTACAACAACATGGTTGCTGCTACGAAGCGTGCAGTAAGGCTCGAGAGCCTTAAGGGTGGTTCAGATTTTGCAACTGCTGATAGTGGATTCCGCATCAGTATCAACAACTCGGTTTATAACACCTATACTGTGAACCTTCCTAACATGAACGATCTTATCATGGCAACTGTTGAAGGCCGTGCAATCGGAATCGCAGGCGGAGACGCCTACAGTTTGGAGGTTCTTACGACTGTAGATATTACGTAATCCTTCAAATAAGGGAGATAAAGTGCCAAGGGCAACAGTTAATGCAGATGGTGTAAGGATTAATCTTAAGACTCTGCCCGAGGGATACGTTGTCCTTCGGCAGCTATCCTTCGGGCAGATGCTCAAGCGCCGTGATATGGCTGCAAGGTTCATGCAGGAACTTGGACAAGGACGTGACGCCACTAACAAGATTACGATTGACATTCTTAACGAAGCTTCTCGTAAATACGACTTTTCTCACTGTATCATTGATCACAACCTTGAGGACGAGAAGGGCAACAAATTAGATTTCAGTAATCACATGACTCTTGAGATTCTTGATCCAAGAATTGCGGCTGAGATCGAGAGTGAAATTGATAAATTGAATCTGGTTGATTTTGATGCAGAAAATTTTACCACTCAGTTAGAATCGTCCTTGATGAAAACTGGAAACGGATCGCAAACGGTAGAGGATACAACCCTACCGACGACGACCTAGAGGATGCATCAGATACTCTCCGGCTGTATCATCTTAGCCGGGAGTTTCGCATGCCACCATATAGTGGCGCAATAATGGATCAACCAGATAGTGTCATTAAACGACTAGAGATTGTAATGCGTATTCGAGATGAGGAACATCAGAAGGCAATGAGTAATCATGGGCCTCCTGGTAGACAATAAATGGCAATAGGCGCACACGAACTCTTACTAATCGTTAGAGGCCAGAACCAGGCTTCTGCAATGCTGGGCAGAGTTGGCCGCGATATTCGACGCCTGCAAGCACAACGTGACCTTAGCGTGATGCGTGCTCAACAGATGAATCGTCTTTCAGGATTGCAGATTAGACAAGCGCAACAACTTGCCAGAATTGAAAGCACATTTGAAGAGCAAGGAAAGGTAAGACTTCAATATCAGATTCAAGCTCAGCGCAATGCTCTTCATCAACTCAATATCCAAAACAGGATTGCCAATCTTGAAATCAGGAGAACTGCAATCGAACGTGCTGGAGCGAACCTTGCTGTACAGCGTCTAAGACTCTTACAACAACAGGCTTCTGTTGAATCAAATCTTGAGAAGATCGAACTTAGACGACAAGGTATCAATAACCAGATTGGTAGAATTGGAACTTCTGTCCTACGAAACGGAGTTCAACAGGCAGAACTTAGACGTAGACAATACAGTCTTGAAACTCAATTCATGGAACGTCAGCTTGCACTTAGTAAAGCTACGGCTGCGGTTACTGCCGCAAGAAGAGATCCGAAAACTGGAAGATATGCAGCAGTTCCGGAAGAACTGGTAACACAGGAAGAAATCAGACGACGTAGAGTCCATGAAACAGAGTTGGCACTTGCTGAGATTCCTGGACGTAGCCGTGTTCTTGAATCATCATTGCAGGATCTCAGAGCTAATGTTACAAGACTTCAGTATTCACTTCAAGGACTCAAAGCAGAGGAAGTACGAGCTGCTGAATCAGCAGGTATTCTTGCCAAACGAATCCAAGCTCTTTCTGCACAAGAAGCGAATCTTGTTGCAAGAACGGCTGCCGTCAGTGGTGCCAATGCTGAACTTAATCTCCAACTAGAAATCACCCAAAAAGAACTTGAAAAACTTACTGCTGCATGGCGTGCAGAGATTGCATCCGGTCAGGCTGCTGTTGCTCAGTGGGAACTGGCTACAAAACAAATTGCCATGATGAATGCTGAGATTGCACAAACTGACGCTGCAATGGCAAGAATTGGCCCTGAGAGAATGGCAACTATTGCAAGAGGCATTAGTCACCTTGGTAGAGTCATGCAAACTGCTGGACTTATCGGTGTTGCCGCTCTTGGTGCAATGGCAGTAAGTGCAGCTCATTTCAATACAGAAGCTATTCGTGTATCTACACAGACAGGAAATGTGTTCACATCCACTGGACAAACAGTAGTTGCTAACTCGGAAAAAATTTCCAAGGCTGTAACTGATGCAATGCAAACTATTCCGGCCAATCAACATGATTTAACTGATGCACTTTATACGATCTATTCGACAACTGATGCAACACTTGGTCAAGGTGCCAAGCTTGTTAAATTGTTTGGTGACGCATGGGTTGCTGGTGGCATGATTGGCAATGTAAATGACGTATCTCAAGCTCTAGTTACACTTGCCAATAACTGGGATATTAATACAGGTAACATGGCAGAATTCCGAAAGCTTGCTGCCAGCACTCTTGCAACAGTTCGTTTCGGTGGACTGACTCTTGAACAATATACTCAGACTATGAATCAACTTGCACCAGCGTTTAAGACAGCACATCAATCCATCGAACAAATGAATGGTGCTATTGCGTTTATGACTCGTCTCTTACCAAGCCAGAGAATGTCTGCTGCTGGACTTGCGAGACTTATGGATATTATCGGAAGATTTGCAGCTCATCCTGCTTCTGGATTTGAAAAGCTAGCTAAGAGTATTGTTGACGTAAACGGTAATTTAATTCCACTTGATCAGATCATTAATAAATTTATCCAGACCTCTCGTGCAATGGGCACTGACATTACAAAGAATGGTGTTGCACTAAATCAATGGTTAAAGACGATTTCTAATCAGGAAGGTACAGTCCAAGCGCGTCGTGCGTTGCAAGCACTGGTTCAGCAATATGGTCTTTATACAAACATCTTAAGGAAAACAAGTGGTGACAGGAAAGAATTCACTCGTGACCTCCAAGCCATGCGCCAATCGACAGGATACAAATGGGACGTGTTTGTAAATCAGATGCGCGCTCTTGGTCTTGAACTCGGTGCAGTAGTTGTACCGGCACTTATGAAACTTGTTGCACCATTGCAGCATCTTGCTAAATGGTTCAATGGCCTTTCTGATGCACAAAAGAAGAGCTATGGTGAATGGGCTACATGGATTGCCGCAGCAACATTAGCGATAGGAGTTATTGCTTCTGTTGCTGGAGCTTTAGCTGCAACCATCATCAGCTTAAAAATGATCCGTAATTCGTTTACTGTTTTGGGAGGAGAAGCAGGATTCCTGAGTGTGAGACTAGGTTTGGTTCTAGGTGCCTTAGCTCTCCTTATTCCAATACTTCATAGTTTCGGTATCAATCTCTCTGATATACTCAATGTCTTAACGGGATCAGGTGGACTGATTGGTGCAATCAAACTTCTTGGGGTCGTAATTACGGCACTTACGTTTGGAAAATTGATTAAAGCATTAGCTACCACAGCACTTGGAATGGACGCAGCGACTCGAGCTACTAACAGATTTGGAAAAGCATTGTTACTTCTCTCAACAATGTCTCTTGGCGAAGCTATCATTGCTGGTGTCGGTGGATATTCACTTGCGAAATTCATAGACAATTTGGATACCGCAGCTTTACCTGGTAAGGGTATGGGTGAAGCTTTTAGAGAAGGTGGACCAGGACCTGGACTATATAATATAACTCATCGTACAAAACCGGATATTGCTGCATCAGTAAAGAACATTAACAAGGTTCGCGATCAAATTCGTAAAGAAGCTCAGGATCAAGCAGATACAGGCTGGAACCTGTGGGATTTCGTTACTGGTGGCCCAGGTAAAACACATGTGATTCCGGATCAAGCTTTATTCCAAAGTGATTTGGATGCGATCCAGCGACAAGTAGCAGCATGGAGAAGTAATAAGTTATTTAGGAAAATGCCCATGTCAGAGAAGGTTGCTGCTATCAAAGACTTTATGCCTGAACTTGACACAAATACAATTGAAATGATGCTCAAGATGGCTACGCGTCGTATTATTCGTGCTCGCCAGAATTTCAGTCGTAGTATAGGATATGTGGAAAGAGAAGATCCAGTGGGCCATGCAGTTAGATCGGCTGCTACACAATTTACTACACCTGAATTCCTTAGCTCTGTTAGACAAGCAGCCAAACTGCAACAAGCAATGGCAGATCCTAGTCAAAGTCTGGAACAAGCTAGAAAATCATGGCTGGCTTATCATAACTATGTTGCTAAGATTACAAATGACATGACTAAGCAACAAAAGAAAATGTTTGATGATCTTGTGAATTTCTTCGCAAGTATGAAACCGCCGACAGTTTCTATTCAGAATGCTATTCCAATTGTCCGTGAGATGAATCGACTCTTACTAGTTGCACAACAGGCTCCCGATACAGCTACAGCCGAAGCTGCATGGAAAGCATATTTTGATTATGTCTCAAAGAATGCTAGCAAGATGTCCGATGATGTAAAGCAAGCTGCACAATCAATTGTAGAAAATATTCCCACAGTGTCGGATGCAACGGCTGTGGCTATGCAGAGGAATGTAAACGCACTTGAGCAAACTTTCAACAGGACACATTCAATTGCTGATTATAATGCATGGCAGGCAGCCATCACAGCTATGAATAATGTTGTTATAGACAAGCAACAGCAGATGGCGCAGGCTGTTACTTCTGCTGATAAACAAATTGCCATTGTGTCAGATCAAACTGCGATCGCAATGCAGCGTCATGTAAATACTTTGGAACAGGTCTTTAACAGGACTCATGCACTCCAGGCTTATAGAGAGTGGCAGACGGCACTTGCGAATCTTAATAACACACTTACCGATAGTCAACAGCAGATGGCACAAGCTGTTACTGATAGTGATATACAGATTGCCAAGATTACTACTGCGGCAGTTATTGACATGGTGAGGAAAGCTGCAATAATGCAAGCAGCATTTGAAAAGACGCCTTCACTCGCAAATTGGGTTCGATGGCAAGCATTGTTGAAACAGATTACCGCTCTTGGAACTCAGACTCAAATCGATGCTGCTAACGCTGTTACTGATCAAGAACAGCAAAATCTGAATGCAAGAACCCAAGCTGCTAAAGAAGCTGCTGAAAAACGTAAGCAGATTGAAGAGCAGGCATATCAGGAAGCATTACAGAGACAGCAGCAAGCACAGCAGGATATCAAGACCATGACACAGAATCTCATGAATATCTACGATACAGCTTTGAGTCAATATCAGGGATATCTCGGAACAATCTTCTCTGGACCATTTATGCAGAGTGCAGAAATGCAGAACAGATCCAAATATGGATTTGGTGCAAGGCCACAAGATTTAGTGAAAGATATGGAGCAAAGTGTTACTCATGCTGAGAACTTCCAGAAATCACTAGATGCGCTGAGAGCGCGTGGTGCTCCACAGGAGCTAATACAACAAATCGCAGCACTCGGCCCAGAAGCACAAGAGCAGCTTGATGTTGTTAGTAGGATGAGTAGTGGAGAATTTAAGAAGTGGGTAGCGTACTTCAAACGCGGGCAAGCTGAGGCAAAGGTTCAGGCACAGAAGGAACTTGATCGCCGTCTAGCAGAGTGGGAGAAGTTTGGGAAAGATGTTGCGGCAGCTATTGCCAAGGGTATATCGAGTGAGAACTACGTCATCGAAACAAACATTAAGAGTCTTGTAGAGCAAATATTCCCAGGCATTGCTGCTATTGCCGGAACTGCGCCTGTTAAGCCTGGTGATACAGGTACAGGACCTGTACCACAAGATTCCAGAGCAGGTGCGGTGGTGAAATTAAGTGGTGCAGCATTACAACATGCTATGGATGCAGGATCAACAGCAGCCTCAACACCTGGATATACCGAAATTGGTAGAGACGAAACTCTTTCTCTGGCAGAAATTAAGAGATTGTATATTGAGAATCTACCAGAGCTTATGATGATGCCACATCAAGGTAAGGGTGGTCCAATGGCCCCCTGGACTCATGGTGAAACTGCTGCTGATATAGCGGAAAAGACTGGACTTCCAATTGCCAAGGCTACTCAAGCTTTGAAAATAGCAAGTGGGAATTGGTTGCAGCTACCTAGCCTAATACTTGATATGATGCAAGAGACCAAGAATACCACAAAGAAAATTAAAGCTGTTGGTGACGGGTATGCTGGTAGATTACAGACGCAACAGAAGAATTATTATAATGATGCCACATCATCCAGAAATGCCGGAACTACAAATAATGTGACGTATAACATCCATCCTACCCAGCAAGGGGAAGGATTGGAAAGTATGCTACGGAGGTCACACTTTTACTACCGAAATCGAAAGAATAACCTCTGATGTATGATAAATTTCAGTTCGTGAATAATGATAGTGAAGTCGTAGATTTCCTGATGACCATTACGGGATCAGGATATATCTGTTTGACTGATGTTAATTTTGAGATAATTACTTCGACAAACGATCGTGATCGTATGGAAGCAAATGCCTCCTGGCCTTCATTTGTATATTACAAACGACTTCTTACACACATCGAGGCAGATATACTTGCAAATTCCCCACAGGAGTTTCACACGTTTTGGCATACTACTCTACAAAAGATTATGGTTGCTCCTGATGCCTTACAAACCTTTAGGACTCAAGGTGCCTTGGTTATTAGGCCGGCTGGTGTTACTGAAGATTGGCGAATTCCTGTAGTAGTTGATAGTCCACCTGGAATTCCTCGTGGGGGCTTATCACCATCAGCAGGTAAAATGACAATGACTCTTAAATCAACTACACCCTATTGGTACAGGGTTACATCAAACGACTTCGTGTGGCATGTCTGATCTTACTTTAGTTAATATGGAACATGACGGTACGGTTATAAATACTTTTCAGCCGGAGAACCTTCAGTTCACTCTGAATAAAGGTGAACAGGGTCCTCATGATATATCATATGAAGTCTCAAGGAGTGCTATTCTGGCTGAAAATCAAGTGGGGCCGTATCGTACAGATTTCAAATTGATTGACGATACATCGGGTGACCCTGTGACGATTATGGCTGGAATGCATACGATGGTATCGGTTACTAGCGATGAGGAACATGCTAAATTTGCTGGGAAGGATTGGCTACACTATCTCGAAAGGCGTAATTGGCCTTACGATGATGGCGATCCTAATGCTTTCAGATTAGGTATTCCTGTTACGACTTCGGACGAACCTCCTCCAGATTTTGCATATTACGTTGTAGGTCGTGATTCTGCAACTATTATTAAAGATATCTTGGATCTAGTTTTAGATTTTACAAATAGCCTTGATCTTACTTATACTCTCCCTCCTATTGGACATGCAGTCGAATTATTTACGATCGATCTGATTGATTCGGAAAATATTCTTTCGAAGATTCAAACTTTATCGAAAGAAGTTCCTGGTGAATTTGATTTCTGGGTAGAGCCAGATACTAAGGAATTCGTGATGGTTGCGCCAAGGCAATATGATATCGGAGTTGTCGATGACGATTCTTTGGCGGAATACATCTTCGATTCCTCTGATCCGAGTGGTGGCATGTTCACTGTTAGTTGGACTAATACTGGACCTGCTGAAACTAGACTTACAGGGACAGGTTCTAATCCTTCAAAGTCGCTTGTTTCCGTAAGGGAATATATTCCTTCAAGTAATGTATTCAGAATACTCGAGAGACAAGAGAATTTTGGTGATGTATTCAGTGGCGGTAGACTGGAACGACTTACCAGACAGCAACTACTATTTGATCTGAATCCGGTACATGAAGTCACGTTATCTGTTGTCCCAGAAAGTATCTCAGATTTTTGGACAATTTTTAAACCTGGAAAAGCAATCTGGATTAGAGCAGAACTTGAAGTACATACGATTGATGCTGCGTTTGAGATTGTCGCTATTGATGGACAATCTGATAGTAATGGAAACATGCTTGCATCGTTTCGCTTAAATCAAATCTACACACCAGCTGAATTTGACACGTAAATTTCAACGCAACAGTATCGAGGAGTTATTCGAAGGGATTAAAGAACTTCGTATATACGTGGACGAGTTAATCAATAACAAAGAGACAACACTACCTTTTCGTGATAGCACAAATTTGCCCCCAGGTGTGGAGGGTCAAGTTGTTCTAGCGGATTATGACACGTAAATTTCAACGCAACAGTCTTGAAGAAGCTTTTGAGGAACTCGAAAGCCTTCGTAGAGACATAGGTAGACTTATCAACAGAAAAGAAATTACTCTTCCTTTCCGTGATGCTAGTAATTTACCACCTGGCATCGAAGGCCAAGTTGTATTAGCAGATGAAGGAGGTACTAGCATACTTACAAATGCTGGTGTTTATGAAGGAGAAGCCACAACTAGTGGCGGTGGTCATACATTCCCGTGGACACATTTGAGTGGCAACGATCCAATGGATCTGTCAAATCTAGAATTTGGAGAATGTTTTCATCCTACGGTATTTGTAACAGGTGTTTATGCCTTTACGGTATCAGTTGCATGGACAGGAGATATGCCTGGTCTTATAGATCCTGTGTATCATGGACCAGCATGGTTCACATCCTATATAGCTCTTGATCCTGCATCTGTAGGTATAGATGTAAGTTCAGGCTCTGCTGGTGCAACAGATACTGTGTTTCAATCGGATACTTCTGTCGGCTCTCCTAGAGTGGAAGCAAATCTTTGTTGTACTTGGTTTTTACCAATTAGTGCAATAGTGTCTGTATTCATTGAGGCTCCATCCGTCTACGACTTTAGTTTCAGAGCATTTGTACAGCAAGTTGCTTAGGAGTTGGATAAAGTAAATGCCTAAAACACTTTGGTTCTTCGCAGAAGGAGAATGGCACCAAATCCCACTTCTTGATGCCGGTAGCATTACACTTTCTGACGTTCTAGTTGTTGGAAACGATGCAGGCGCCAATACAATTACTAATCTTGCAGATCCTACACTGGCGCAAGATGCAGCAACAAAAGCTTACGTTGATTCCGTTACTCCACCTGCACCAGACCTTACCTCTGTTCTTACAGTCGATAACGATGCAGGTGGATTAGGAATCTCCAATCTACTAGATCCCGTTAGCGCACAAGATGCAGCTACGAAGAACTATGTAGATACTGCAATTATTGATGGTGGTGGACCTTAATGCCACATACTATTCAGCTTCGTAGAGGTACAGCGTCAGATTGGACTTCTGCCGATCCAGTTCTTAACGAAGGTGAAATTGGTTACGAAACCGATACGGGATATCTCAAAATCGGAGATGGTGGCGCACCCTGGACTTTACTTCCTTACACTATTGGACCTGGTGGTGGTGGTACTCCAGATTTAGCAAGCGTACTCGCAGTAGGTAATAGTGCAGGATCAGTCCAGATCCATAATGTATCTGATCCTTCTAGCCCGCAAGACGTCGCTACCAAACAGTATGCAGATACTCATGCAGCAGCACTTACTTACGTACTCGCGACAGGTAATAGTGCAGGTATCCAAAAAATTACAAATCTTGGTACTCCGTCTGATGGTCGCGATGCCGTAAATCTAGAGTCCATGCAAAGCTTCGTTCCAATAAGTATTGGTGAACATGATAGGGAAACACGATTTATCCTTGATAAAATCAATCCACTAGGCGGTGGAGTTGTAAGGGGAATAAACTCTAATGATGGTAGCAGTAGCACTTTTGCTTTAAAGTTGGGTGGCACCTCGGGACTTAATCCGCCCGGAGCCCCCATGCTAACTTCTACCGATGGCATATATGCAAATACTCAATTTGTACCTACATATACACAATCTGTTACCAATATCGAATATGACGCAGTAAACGATCTTTTTGTTGCTGCTCTTGATGGTGGTAACCATTGGTGCTTCCAAAACGGTATCAGTTTTGCTTGGTACGAAGGACCTCCTACACAATTCGTTGGCGGATATCTTAGTGGTACTGCTTACGCACCCTCTCTAAACTTATGGGTAGGCGCAGGTAATGACAGTTTTGAAACCAAGGTTGTTACAACAAGTCCTGGTGACTCCTCAGGTCCTACTACATGGACTGTTCAAGATACACCCATGGATGGAGGATGGGCATATGACGTAATTTGGTCTGAGGACTTGGGACTGTTTGTGCTCTGTGGGGAATCTTCTGATGACCTAATTACCGTTTGTACATCTGATGATGGTGAGACATGGACTACACGTACTTCACCCTTCGATGATGGATATGCAAATAGTGGATGCTGGTCCCCAGAACTTGGAATATTCGTAATTGTTGGAAGTGATAATGCTAGTACAGTAACAGTAGCAACATCAGATGATGGTATCACATGGACAGCACAAACTACTCCCTTTGATGGTGGATACGGAAATCTTGTTGATTGGTCTCCTGATCTTAACTTGTTCGTTTGCACTGGTGCAGATGATGATGGAACGATCAGATTAATAACTTCTCCCGATGGTGAAACATGGACGGCTGGAACAACTTTATATGATACAGCAGGTGATTTTACGGCTGTTCATTGGTCTAGTACTCTTGGCCTGTTTATAGTTGGAGTATACAACACTGATGTTCATTCATGGATATATTCTGATGATGGAATCAATTGGGACGCAACTCCTCCTCCACCTTATACAGTTACGTCAGGTGTAACAACAGATCCTTATTATAACGCAAAACTTACTGTCGTTGTGAATATCGAATACAATCCCACAGGGTCAGCCGACGCAACTGCCTTAGTTGAAATAACGCCAAATGGTGCTGTATTTTGGGAGGTTTGTACAGTGACTGTTCCTGACGTTGATGTACCAGGTAAACGATTACCATTGGCTATAGAAGTTCCTGGAAACTGGCGTCTAAGGATCACGGTTACTAATGCAACTATCATTTCATCAATGGCTTATTAAGGGAGATAGATGAAAACGTACTGCGTTACAAACCCGCCCCACAGAGCGGATGAAGTAAAAAGACTACAGAAAGCTTTGCAGGCCGCAGAATTATATAACGGCCCGATTGATGGTATCTTCGGCGGCGCAACAGGAAATGCATGTTATCGCGCCAAATACCGTCTAGGTTATGCTGACGACAAGCTCAATCAGTGTGGCGGCCAACAGCTCTTGAATTACCTCACTGGCGCCAAAGAACTTCCTGATGATTACAAAGAGCGTCGTCAAGAAAGAATGAAGCAGGTTGATGAACACCAGGCAATTAGAGACAAGATCCTAGGTTACATGAAATGGGCAGTAGCTAACGAACCTTCAATCCACTATACACAGATGCGGCCTATGGACAAACTACGTTCCCCACAGACATTGCCGTGGTATACAGATTGTTCAGAATTTGTCACGACTTTGTATTGCTGGGCTGGCGCACCTGATCCTAATGGATTGAACTATAATGGACAAGGGTATACAGGTACTCTACTTGATCATGGGATATCAATTGCAATCTATAATGCCAAGGTTGGCGATGTGGTAGTTTGGGGATCTTGGCCTGGACACCATACCGCATTGATATACTCCGTGAATGATCGTAACGATCCTGACATTTGTAGTCATGGATCAGATAGTGGACCCAAAGTTTTGAGTATGTCAGTAGAGACTGCGGTGCAAGGTAGGTTCGGGCATGGTAGCTATACTGTCAAGCGTTATCTTTGATTTCAACCCTGCATATATAGCCGGTCTTGGTGTTTTACTAGGTGGTCTAGGAAGTCTTGTTAGTGCAGTCGGAGCCATGAAAATTCAAAGGAAACATAGTGCAGATGAATGTGAACAACGTTTAAAGGATTTCAGGGATGCACTCGATCAAGGATTGCGGCTGATGCCTCGCGACACTGAGGAGGGGGATGAAAAATGGTCGCATCTGCCCTAGCTTTCCTAAATAAACATCTTTCTGCTATTCTCGTTGGTAGTTCACTTGCCCTTGCAGCAGGAACAGGATATGCAGCATCAGTGGCTCTTGGTAGTTCAAATCAGACACCAACAAGAACCGTAACTATCAATGTTGGTACTGGTGAAACTGGACCTACTGGACCTGCTGGGCCACCAGGACCACCAGGACCCAAGGGAGATACTGGTGGAATTAGTTGTACTACAGGATTCTCCGAAGGAATTCTTGTAATCAATCATCCTGGTGGGCACACTACAATCTCTACTTGCATCGAGGACTGACGATGCCCTTTCCCTGGGTAGTGATAGTTAAGGACCCTACGGCGCAACTCGACAGGATAGAAAGGACACTTAATAAGATGAGCGAAATGGAATCGCGCCTCGACGAAGTAATCGCATCGGTACAAAGCACCGTTGCTAGTGTTGTTGATTTGGTAGGTCAGGTTCTTGCAAAGCTTGATGAAGCCGGAGACGGCGTTGATCTTAGCGACGAAACATCATCGCTAGAAACTTTGCAATCTGACCTACAGAGTGCTGTAGATCGTATGCAGGCTGCTGTGGGTACGGGTGATGAAACAACAGCTTTGCCTGACGAAGCAGTAGAATAATGTAGGGGCATCTGAATAGTGTAAGTCCCCTACAACAAGAGGGTAGGTAGCGCCCAAATCTCCCTGGCTTACTACCTACCCTCTTATTTTGCCCAGATGTGCGTGTCTTATGCGTTAGACCGTTCTATATTCTCTCCTATCCTTTTACTTCATAACCTCCTGCGTTCTCTGCTGGATCAGCCTCGAATTCAGGATCGAGGATATGCAGATAACGCTGAAGATACCAACGTGCCTTTTTCAGAGCAACAAGTTCTGACTCGCTCGGCTTGAGTCCTGCTCTCTGAATATGCTGCAATACTTGGAACATATGGGGACCTACTTCCCATTGTTCCGCAACATGTATTGGGCTGTAGATTCCTGCATCAACATAGTAGGCGGGCATGACAGGATCATCTCGCCTACGTGCCGGTGTTGCAGCATGTGCCGCCTTTGCCAGTTCTGTTGATTGTTTACGCGCGGCTGGCATCAGTCCGGCTTTCCAACACTCTCGGCATTGTTCTCTTGCCATTCCTCAAACACTTCATAGATGCGCTCCATGTTCTCTACGAAATTTTGATCTGCTTCCTCACCGTACGCATCCGTGTACGCGAAGCGATAGTCACGGAGAATCTGTAGAGCAAGTTCATCCTGAGCACGGATAACGAACACTGGCTCAGAGCTTTCGCTGAGTGCAAAGTGGTCAGGATCACTGAATGTTACTTCACCGTACTTGCTGTCCAACGCCATCTTGATCTCCCTTCAGAAGAACTGTCTCGGTTTGCGCTAGCATAACATTACCCTTGACATTGTACTTGTAACCTGGTCCAAATGTCCACCAATGAAGTAGATGACGTAAAGCATCTCTTCCATGGTTCCTACCAGGTACATACAATCCCATGCTCTTTAGTTTCTGATCGTTATAAAATCCCTTTCCTTTCGCTGCGTTTTGTAGATTGACATTAGGATCGAAAAGCTTTATGACCCCTATTAGCTCCAGTGAAAATAACTCAAGGTTGTCACGGTGTCGTGTATTTCGATATTCAAATGACTCACAAACAACGTGCTGTGGGGCATATTCTTCCAGTAAATCGAACAGATTCCTGTGGGAAAGTTTTTCTTCATCACACGCGAGGAACAGCGTGGCTCCGTCAAGGATTGCCAGGGAAAACCCGGTTGTAATGCCTGGGTCGAATGAAGCTATCTTAAGCATCCTTAGTTGTTTGACTTTCTTTCCACGCTAATGTTTTTTCTTTCCTTGCTGGGTCAAACCAAATTTCAATGCCAAATCCTGCACGACGTCTACCTCTATTGGTGTTATTTAATTCCTCATCTGTTAATGGTCGCCAGCCTTTTTCTCGCATTTCATCTCGTGTCAGGCATCTGCGACCATCTTCTTTGGGTGGATCAAATTTTAATCCCTCAGAAAGAGTATAGTCATGATTTCCCCTTCGATGCCTATCGAACATGAAATCACCACTGAAATCACAGCCACATTCGGCACAGTATGCTAGTGGTTCATATCCTTCTGGTGTACTCCAATATTGCGACCGCATTTTTAGTATCCTTTATGATCGTTAGGAACAGGTGTTCGTATTGTCGCTTGACCGGAAGCCGTTTCCCGCCCGCCTGATCGTAGCCTCCACGGGGTTGAATGTCGGGCTCATCGCCCGGAATGGCGCTCTGTCAAGCGCAGGGAGCAAGTCCGATGGCTGCTCCCTGCTCGCCGCCGCCGGAACAGGAAACTTGAGCACGCAATCGAACATACATTCGCATGACTTAATATCGTGCATCACCACGTATGGATCAACCATATTAAAAGGATGACGAAGATACCAGTTAATGCGATTTCATTGATCGTCCAGTTCCTGTTCATTACAAACCTCCGTGCCCATTTTGTTGGGCAGACGCTCTCTTCTGTAATGCTGTTGCATTATGATTCATGTAGCTGTCTATCCAACGTTCACGATCCTTGCAGAATGAATCATCTACTGATGCGACCATCAATTGATGGTCAAATTCAGACCCACAGGTGCATTTTCCGCCTTCACTTTCTAACGGTCTAAGCTTTTGACTTTCACGTAAGTTGTGCATATCACCTGTACTCCTAGGAATCGAAACCTTCGGGCCTTTCGCTTCTTTCTACTGTCGAAGTATCTATGTCCATAGATTCCGAAGAGCGGGATGCGGATTCCGACAGTAAGTAGATAAGATTTTCCTCCCACTTGTTGAACGCCTCAATCAATTCGTTTACCTTGTTGATGATCTGGATTTCCGCATAACTAGCAGCAGACCCCGGTTTAATCTTTTCAATCATACATTCCCAATTCACGAGCTGTATTGTCTAGGATACTTGCCAATTCATCTGAGTAACCGAATCTCTTTTGATTATACGCAAGACTTGTTTCCGAGAAACTTTTAACTTTATCTGGATCATCAAACCTTTGCTTCGTGCGTTCGGATGCGGCTCGCCAATCGCACAACATTTCAATCAACGCCATCAAACTCATACCACGAATACCATTTTCGTAATGCTCTGGATGATGGTCGTTGTTTTCAAAATGATGTTTAAGTGCTGGACCAAGTTCACGAACTGCTGCCTTGTATTCTTCAGTGCCATATTCAACTTCATTGAGTCTCGGTGTCATCCTGTCGAAAGCTTCTAGTTCTGGTTCAACTAGTTTGCTTGCATCGTGTACGTCGGAGCGATCATGAAGATCATGAATCGCTCTTTCTAGGAAATATCGCACACGATAGATATGATCCCATGTTTCTGGGCGCGAACTATAAGTCATAGATTGTACTCCTCCAGGTTTCCCCAATTTGGGCCTATCTGTAGATCAACCGTGAATGGGAAATCATCCCATCCTAAAGCTCGTTTGGGTGCTGCCTCCATAACAGTTTTAACACGATGAGCAACGTCGCAAAGGTGCTCAGTTCTAACATCAAATAGTAAACTATCATGGACATTAAGAAGGACGGCAGCAATGGAAAAATCGCACTCAGAAACAAGCTCAACAAGGGAAAAGAGACAAAGCCATGCGGCAATGTTTTGAGGTAGAAAGTTAATACCTTCCCGAATGCAGGCATTCTTGTTTTCCTTTGTGATGATGGGGAATCTTCGCTTGTTACCAAATGGACTAACAACTTCCCCAACAGAAACAACTTGCCGGCCGACGTTGTTAGTCCATTCCCTAACAGCAGGAAATTGCTCCCACCACCATTTAACGAATGGTCTTGCTTCTTCCACGGGAATATCATGCTTCTCCTGGAATGTTTCTGGTGTCTGTAAGTATGCTACTCCGAAGTTGATGTTCTTTGCGGTTTGTCTGTTCTCTTTGGTGAATCCTGGGCCATAGAATCTTTCTGCGACGAGGGCATGAAAGTCGATACCTTCTCTATAAACTCGTCTAAATTCAGGGTCACCTGACAATTTACCGATAGTACGTAATTCCGCCTGGCTATAATCTGCATTGAGTAGGACTCGTCCATCACTCGCAACGAACAACTCTCTAATGTTTGGAAGATCCGGTTTAACTCTTGTAATATTCTGGAGATTGGGTCCGGAGGAACTGAGCCTTCCTGATACCGTATTGTGAAGTTTAAAGTTAGTGTAGAGTCTGTCTCCATTGTGGATTGCAATTGGAATCATCCCTTCGATATAGGTTGATCTTTGTTTGTCGAGTTTCTTGAAGTCCTCGAACCTTTCGGCCCAGCGTATCGCTGTATGTTTTCTATCCTGCTTTGTGTCAACTTCACTTCCTCCGATAACAAACCGTCCCCCTTTAATTTCCGTATAAACCGCCTTATCAACGCTTCTCTCTTTTCCTTCGTATACTCTGAGATTGTGAATGATTTGCCATTCGTCATATACAAGGGCTGCGTTTTGCAGTGATGAATTAGGATTATAGTCTCCCTTACCGACAATCAATTGTAGTTCGGCTTTTAGTTGATCCAACGCCGGCCACACACTTTCCTCAAGGATATCAAGTGCAGCTTCTGCATTGTATGCTATCCCATTAAGCTCCACTTTGATCAGAGCATTTGCGGCAGGGATGAGATAACGCTGGTATGCCCCCCAAACGTTATCATCAATCGCGCGCTTCTTCAGGAGCAAAAAGAGCTGCGCTGTCCCTGCCGCATCTAGGGCGTTGTATGGATAAAGTTCCTCTGGAACTTCCAACGCCGCTAATTCTTTGAATCGTAATTCTTTTTCTAATCTCTTGACTGTGGATTTGAATTGCACAACTGCTTGTGGTTCGTAGTTGGGCCATCCAAATTCACTCATCAAAAGATATTCGAGTCTATGGACTTGTTCCTCATCGCTACGTTCATCGAGTGCCCATGACAAGAGCATGGTATCTTCATCTACTCTTGTGTCATATCCATGAAATCGAAGGTTTCTAACATCGAACTTGAAGTTGTGACCGAGATACCTACTTCCTCCATTGATGACTGGGGCAAGGTAATTTCTACAGAAATCTTCATCTCTGAGTGGCTTTTCCCCAATAGAGATCGCTTTATTTCCATCGGCAGAGAATCCCACAGCAACGATATCTGCATCCATTCGCAAACCCTTTGTCTCGATATCGACTGTGAGTAATGGAAGCTTCTGCTGTCGGATACCGACCAACCATTGTTTGGCTTCTCTGACATTGTTAGTCCATCTTACTTGTGGTAACTTAGGTTCCGGCTTTGGAGCTAGAGCAAGTCCGAAATCTTTAACGAGATTCCCGAACGTAGAATCGTCTCGAAGGACGATCGCGGGATTGTTAGTTGCAATGATACGTTGAGTACGTCCTCGCGAATATCGCGAGTGTACGTAGCCTCTTGCACCTGAAAGACTTTTCCGTCTAGTAAGAGCAGCAACAGCTTCCACTCCTGCGGCGATAACTGTATCGCAGGCTCCAATTTCATGTTCAAGTCTAGCACTACAGGCTTCAATGGCTTCTTTCGGTGGATTATCTGTTTTACAGAGAACGACATTCGTTGTGATAATGTCACTTCGTTCTACCCCATACAATCCTAGTAGGTGATTGAGTACCTTACCAGATTCTCCTGCAAATGGCGTCTTATGAAGAACATCGTACTTTCCTGGTGAACGTGAAACAACGGCAATTCGTGCTGTGGGTGGACCTGCTGTAGGAGCACACCTTTGTTTCTGTAGTGGGCACTCCCAGCATCTAGCTAAAGGATGCTTCCTGACGATTTGTTCAGAGACTACCAACCTTCACCCTCTTATCCATCATACGAATTTGCTTTTGCCTTTCAGAAACACGTTCCCTTAGGTACTGTCTACCCTCAGAAGTTAACATGCCTCTAATCGTCCGAGATTCCTGTGGGGGTGGCTTTCTTCTGCTCGCGGATACGTCACGTAATGGTAATCCTTTTCTTATGCATCGTGCTCTGAAAGAAAGTCTAAAGGATTCGGATGATGCGTAATAATATTGTTGCCAATGTGCATCTGCGATTTGATACAAGTTTTGTCCTGCCAGATATAGGCCATACAACATCATGAAGTCACGATCAGACATATACGCTCTTGGCATTAGTGCCCGTTCATCTTACCCTTCGGGATATGCATGGCTGGAACAGCCAAAGCCTTTCTACGCATTTCAATAATACTTTGTCGTGCTTCCTGAAGCGTCTCAAGCATTGCCTTCTTGAATGCAAGATCGAGTTGATCTTGTGTGATGATGTTCAACTCGATCATAGCCTGTAACAATGCACGAAGTTTGACTGACTCCTTAAAAGTATTGGGATGGATTCCAGCTTCCGCAGGATCGGGAATTCCCATCCTGCGCCACTCTGCAAGTTCCTCGTCGATCTTCTGATCTAAAGTCTCAATCATCGGACCTCCTAGTAAGCTATCCAGTATTGCTCCGAACGTCTATTTGATTTAGGCACCTTGCGAATTATCTCGCCCCTATCAATCAACGTCCCAATTATATCGTTCATCTCACGGCTATTGAGATGCATCCTACGCATGATCTCTGATCTGTAGATCCCTGGCTGAGTATCAATAGCTGTACGGATTTTTTCCATGAGTTTCATTTCTTCAGTCTGACTGACGTTCATAATAAGTTCAATCGAATACCTACCCCATTTCTGGACAAATCGTGCAGCCTGTTTAATATCGAGAATCTCTACAGTAATTGCGCTGTCTTTTGGTTCTTGTCTAAGAGCTGAAAGTAGCACAGCTAACTTCATCATGCTTCGAGATAGTCGCTCGAATGTTGGAAGCGCCAGATCCGAAACCAATGAATCGTTAGCTGCAACGACCATCTTCATTTCTAATTCACCGTAGAAATTCCAAGCATCCTGTGTAAAAACGGCCTTAGTAACGGGCTTGTCTAACAAATCTCCCACAGGGACTTTTTGATCACCGATCATTATGTAACCTTCGGGAATGTACTGGTCTTTCAGACTTAGAAGTTCATTGATCAACTTCTCACGTTTGAGATTAGTTGCTATGTCTTTTGGACCAGTAGGTCTGATTCTCGAGAGGTCTACCGAACCATTGACTATCAAGAATCGTGGCAAGAAACCTGAGAGAACATACTCATCACTGAGGTGACTATATGTTCTCTCAGATACCCCACCACCAAAGAAGATAAAAACTGGACTTTGTACAACTACCTCAGAATTTGCAAGTGTTCTGACATATCTCTGTGGAGAGTCATACAGGTGTGTCAGAATTTCTGGAACGCCGGCCAGATATTTCTTATTGTTTATTGCACTGAAAAATCCTGAAACCTCATCCTTATAGAAGATAGATGTTCTACCTGGACGATTCGATAGACTTTTCAACAAACCTTCTGCTGTTCCATCATTGGTCATCAATGCATCCTGATCAATTTCATTGAGTAATGACATTGCTAATTGCATTGCTGTCGTCTTTCTTGTTAATGTAGATTCTCCCAGAACAAGACCCCAAAGGTTGGGGACAATAGTACCGTATGAAACCTCGATTCGGATGTTTCCAGCCAATACAGCACTAAGCAAGATTGCCCCACACAGTTCGTGATACATAGGAACTGCATCTGTTGACTGAGTAGCCCACTCAGCGTACCTGTCAATGAAGGTGTCATGTTCAACTTCTGTGACATCTACTAACTCCGGGATTAGAAGTGGCTTGAAATCTTCCTGAGTTATCTGAACGATCTTTTGTTGGACCCGTTCTGCCTTGAGAACTTCGATCCAGAGGAATCGCATGGGCCTGGAATCTCGTATGTACTTGTTACACTTAGCTCTGAGGCCAATTGCGTAAACTTCCTCACGCTCCATACCAGCTTCAAAGCAAAGATTAATAAGCTTCCACATGCGAGCAGACCAATCATTCTCTGTACTTGGCTCCGATTCATATAGCTCGTAGAAACTCCTTTCCAACCATGATTGGTATTTGTAAATGATCTGATCTGCGTCGGGAAGTTCACTTGTTATTGGAACCCCGACTTCTTCTACACCTTCTGGAAGATCAGGATGCGGAGCTTCTGGAACCTCCTCAAAATCAGTAACAGGAATTTCTGTTAACGAACCTCCTGTTGCTAACGTGATGAGTGGTTTCTCATGGTACTTGAAGTTTGTTGTAAATGGTACTCGAAGGAGTTGTGTTAGATCCCAACCTGATGGATCAGCGCCATCTTGTTTGTAGTTATATGCAATCCTCTTGGAGTAATCTTCTGCTACTTCAACCGGGATTACTTGATCCAATTTCCAAAGGGCTTGATATCTTCCTGAGCTGCTATTGATAACGATAGTAGGTTTGGGTACAACGTCATTCGGGTTGCAACTATCGAGGTCAGCCCAAACGATATCTTGGTTGACACAAAACTGCTTCTTGCGTTCCGGTTGTGACAATAGGTTGACACAAAACCAGATGTTCTTGTGCATGTTGTCACGGCAATAATCATGAATCTGGTCTTTCTGACTAGGCCAGTGAAAGAACTTCTGTCGGAAGGTCCCTCTTGCATTTGTAGCTTCTCCTGTCGCGATACATACATAACCTTCAGATTCTCCATACAGCCATTCAAAAAATTCAACTCTGAGTTGCTCGGTGGAAGAAACTGACATAAGGGCCGAAGAGGAATTGAACCTCAAGAATCTGATGGGTCAAGATCAGATTCGTAACTACGCACTTCTGTAGCCAACCATACCGGCCCACCATCATCTACCCGCTTGCCACGGGACTCAGGTAGATGAACTTACAAAACGTTAGCCGAAGCTGCCGCTTCCTCACCAGCAGCAGTTTCGATGCTATAGAACCCTACGACACTGTTCTCCAGTTCCTTCGTCATCCTGTTCGGCTTACGAGTGATCTGGATAACCAGCTTCTTCTCGATGAGATCCTCAGTATCAACATCGAACGAACCTGACGTGATCTCTGCGTCAGTAAAACCTACTGCACGATACAGAGCGACGATCATTCCATTCATCGCCTTCCGCTTCTTGTCATCGTAATCCTCGGGCGGGACTACGAGATTGCGGAACTGCCGACGATTGTAGAACTCATAATCCTCGTCCTCTACCTCAGTCTCACCGACCTTACCAGTGATCATGAAATGGAAGAAAAGCATCGGAGTACCAGCCGGCATTTTGGAACCCTCGCCACCCTGTGTTTCCCTATCTTCTGCGTCGAAGATAGTGGCGAAATACTTGCCCGCAGGCATTGCATCAAAGCTCTGGGGCTCTTCGTAGTCCGTTAGGTTCAAAGTAGGCACGTTTACCTTCCTTTCATAGTGATTCTTGAGATTGTGTCTTGGCTAACATTGAACATGTTAGCAATCTCACGCTGGGTTAATCCAGAGCTATACAATTCTGTGATCTCTTTTTCTTGTTCATTTGTAAGTTTCTTAGGAGCGCCTCCCTTCCATCTTCCTTTTTCAGTTCTGTCCCTTACGTTATCAGCAGTAGTTCCAAGGAACAGATGAGCTGGATTGCAGCATGGTGGATTATCACATCTATGAAGAACGAGCATCCCTTTAGGAATAGGCCCAATTACTTTTTCCCATGCTACCCTATGTGCTCTTTCTGTCCATCCGTTGAATCTATATTTACCGTATCCTGTACCTCCTACCTTTCCACCCGTGAATTCCCAACATTCATCTGGTTCGCCCTTGTTTACATAGGACCAAAAGTCCTTTTGTTTAGGACCCGGCATCTTCTTGCTTGTTGTGGATTAGATCATAGATCATCGGCACTGTAGGATTCATGATTATTTCACCGAGTTCCTTGAATCTCGTCTTTGCCATGACTCGAATGGAACCCTTGACTTGCATGATCCTTTCTGTCTGCTTGTTGTCGTTAAAGTGATACCAGCCTACAATACCCATGAATCCTGGAATTTCATACTTCAACTTACCTGGCAAAGCTACTTCATAGCGATCTGGCTTGCCTTCCCTCTGAGTTTCGTTGCACATGGTTGTGACTATGAGGTTAGTAGGCAGATCACGAAATGCACGAACAATGATCCTGACGTGGTTCCTACCAATTCCCCACTCTCTTGGGCTAGGTACATCAATGTTCACCGAGTCAGGATTCTTTGCCGTTTCCTTCGCTTGCTGCATCACCATTCGCATATCAACGTCCTGGATTTCACTAAGACTGTCAAGTGCAACAGTCTTATACCAACCCTGATTGAACTTAGCAAGTTCGTCAAATACCTTCTTTAGATCGTCCATACTACGGACTCTCTTGGTATCGACACCAGGCCATTTTCTCAGGGGTTCTGTTCCACCTTCACAGTCGATGACTAAGACTGGTCCAGTTCTTTCATCTCCACCTGCTGTTCCACAGAAGTGAGTCTTTCCTACTCCTGGGTCAGCATGAATTAAGATACTGAACCACTCGTCACTTCCTGGTGGTGCGACATTCAACCGTTCCCTAATTCCGGAATCAGCTTCTTTTACGACAGCCTCGGTTTCCTGTTCTTCACGCAACTTATCTATCAGCGATGACATACTACCTCAACATCTGTAAAAAGGACTGAATGAGGATTCCCTCTATGTCCACGTATGGACTCTTGATGAATTTTCGACCATCGACTTCGATGATGAGAGTCTGATGATCGGGCCTTTCGATTACTACACGACTAGCTTTAATGTTTTCCCACATCGACTCAAAGTCTGCATGTGGGTGCTCTTCCATCCTGACATATGCTTTCATGATCTGTTCGAGGTACGGTGTCAACCCTGAGTAATGATTGATCTTCTCGTCTAGAAGATTGCCCATGTAGTGAATTGCGTGGACTGTGCAGTATGGCTGATCCTTGATTTCAAAGTACGTTGGTGCCCCACATTGAAGGAAACAGCAACGCGCTTCCTTCGCTACAGTCCTGACGTAGGTTGATGTTTGTTCTGGAACTCTGTAAGTTGGTTTTCCAACCGCTGTATCACGATGCTCTAGTAGCTCGTCGATAAAATCTAGACTGAGTTCTTCTTCACTCATCGGTTTGAATGTCGATTCGCAGGACTGTTCCTGCTGCATAAACCTTGACTTGAACTGGTCCAAACTTCAAGTCAGAACGTTCCATCGTCCTATCTGCG